TTTCATGAGAGCGGTAAAAAACAATGAAGATTGGTATTTGTTCTGTCCAAATGATATTATCAAAGCAGGTATCAAACCTTTACAGGAATGTTTTGGTGACGAATATGAAAGAAACTATCAGTTAGCGATTAATGCTGGTATTGGTCGTAAAGTGAAAGCCCAAGAGATTTGGAGTAAAGTAATTGAATCTCAAGTTGAAACTGGGGTTCCTTACTTATGTGCTAAAGATAGTGCGAACAAGAAAACCAACCATCAAAACATTGGTGTGATTAAACAATCTAACTTGTGTAATGAAATCTATCAGTATACTGATGAGAACACAACAGCGATTTGTACTTTATCATCAATCGTTCTTAAAAACTTTATTGTTGAGGGAAAGTTTGACTACAAATTATTAATTCAAGAAGTTAGAAAAGCAGTACGAGCGTTGAACAATGTTATCGACAAGAATAATTATTCAACTGAAAAAGGTCTTAAAGGAGGTTTAGAACAAAGAGCAATTGGTATTGGAGTACAAGGTTTAGCGGATGTATTCTGTCTTTTGGATTATGTTTTCACTTCTGATGAGGCTAAGACTTTGAACAAAAATATTTTTGAAGCAATTTACTTCGCAGCAATTACTGAAAGTAATGATTTGTGTAAGAAAGGAATTAGACACCCTTACGAATTCTTCAAAGGTTCTCCAATGTCAAAAGGTATCTTCCAATTTGATATGTGGGAAATTAATGAATCTGAGTTATTCTTAGATTGGGAAACACTAAAGAAAGATGTTCAAGAGTTTGGTGTTTGTAACTCCTTATTTACCGCTCAGATGCCAGTTGCATCTTCAGCAAAAATTACAGGTTCATTTGAAATGACTGAACCAGCACATTCAGCACTCTTCAACCGAAGAGTTGTTGGTGGGGAAATTATGATTGTGAACAAGTACTTAATTAATGACTTTGAAAAAATTGGTATTTGGTCTGAAGATTTGAAGAATGAAATTATTTTGAATGAAGGTTCTATTCAAAACATTAATTTTAATCAATACCTTGACCCTGAAGACAAAAACTATAACAAAAAGGTTAAGAGAATTGAACATTTAATTCCTAAGTACAAAACAATTTGGGAGATTTCTCAGAGAGACTTGATTAATATGTCGGCTGATAGAGCACCATTCATCGACCAGTCTCAGTCTATGAACATATATATGTCGAACCCTACGTTGTCTAAAATTACATCATCTCACTTTCACTCGTGGGAAAAAGGTTTGAAAACATTATGTTATTATGTAAGGACTAAGGCAATTTCAACTGGTGCTAAACACTTAGCGTTGGACTTATCAAAGTCAAAGACAATAAAAACAAGTGTGGAGGTTCCTAAAATTGATTATAGTAATATGAATTTACCACCAAAACCTGAAGGAATTGAAATTGAATGTTTCGGTTGTTCCTCTTAATTAAATAATTAATCCCGATATATATCGGGATTTTTTATTTTGGGCTATTTATAAGGAAAAACAAGGGACTTATATTTATCTTTATGGCGAACGGAGTTACATATGGTATTAATTTTCCATTCAGAGATTCTAGACGTGGTGATTTTTTAGAACTTACTCAACTAGAATCTCAACAGGTAAAATCTGATTTAATTCACTTACTTTTAACAAGGAAGGGAAGTAGATATTATTTACCTGAATTTGGTACTAGATTATACGAATTCTTATTTGAACCATTCGATGGTTTGACTTTTGATGCAATTCAATCAGATATTAGGGATGCGGTTCAACAATTTATGCCGAACCTTTTATTAAATCAGATAACAATTACACCGGCAGACCCAATGGAGGAAGTTGATACTATGATAGGTGAAAACATTATAGGTACAAGTGAATCTCCAATTTATAGATTACCAGGAAAAGGTACCTCAGAATATACTGCAAAAATTAGAATAGATTACTCAAACAACAGATCGACTTTTGCTCAAAGTGATTTTGTAATTATTAATATTTAATATAGATGGCAAATCGTAAAATTTCATATACAACCAGAGATTATCAAGGAATAAGAACTGAGTTACTAAATTATGTGAGAACATATTATCCTGAACTGATTCAGGATTTTAATGACGCATCTGTATTCTCAGTATTTTTAGACTTGAATGCTGCTGTTGCGGACAACTTACATTATCACATCGATAGGAGTATACAAGAAACAGTATTGCAATATGCTCAACAAAGGTCTTCAATATATAATATTGCAAGAACTTATGGATTGAAACTGCCTGGACAAAGACCATCAGTATCTTTAGTAGATTTTTCAATTACGGTACCGGCCTTTGGGGATAAAGAAGATGAAAGGTATCTTGGAATTTTATCACGTGGGTCTCAAGTTTCAGGTGCTGGTATTGTTTTTGAAAATATATATGATGTTGATTTCACATCACCATACAATGCCCAAGGATTCCCTAATAGACTTAAGATACCTAACTTCAACGCGAATAATATATTAGTTAATTATACAATTACTAAAAGAGAACTGGTTGTTAATGGTATTACTAAGGTGTTCAAAAGAATTATTACACCAAATGATGTTAAGCCATTTTTTGAATTATTTTTACCTGAAAAAAATGTATTAGGTATAACGAGTGTTTTATTAAAAAGTGGAACTGAATACACCAACATACCAACAAGTGCGGAATTTTTAGGACCATCTAACAAATGGTATGAGGTAGATGCTTTGGCTGAGGATAGGGTCTTTATTGAAGATCCGACAAAAGTATCCGACCAGCCAGGTATTAAGGTTGGTAGGTATATTCAAACACCAAATAGATTTATTAGTGAATATACACCTGAAGGATTCAAAAAATTAACTTTTGGTGGTGGTACAAATACAGCACAAGATGCTCTTGACCAATTCACGACATTAGGGACGACAATAGATTTACAAAGATATTCGAACAACATATCTTTAGGGTCTGCTTTAACTCCAAACTCAACTTTATTTGTCCAATATAGAATTGGTGGTGGTTTAGGTACTAACTTAGGTACAAATGTTATTACTCAAATTGGTACCGTGTCTTTCTTTGTTAATGGACCATCCGAACTTACTAACTCATCAGTAGTTAATTCTTTGAGATGTAATAACGTTACTGCTGCAATCGGTGGAGCGGGGTTACCGTCACTTGAAGAAATTAGAAACTATGTTTCATTTAACTTCTCAGCTCAAAAGAGAGCCGTTACAGTACAAGATTATGAGTCTATTATCAGAAATATGCCATCAGAGTTTGGTGCACCTGCCAAAGTTTCAGTTACTGAAAACAACAACAAAATTTTGATTCAATTATTATCATATGATACTTCAGGAAAGTTAACAAATATTGTATCAAATACCTTAAAACAAAATGTCGCGACGTATCTTTCTAACTATAGAATGATGAATGATTATATATCTATTCTTACTGCTGAGGTTATCGATTTGAGTTTTGAAGTTTCTATTGTTTTGACATCGGCTCAGAATTCAGGTCAAGTTATTGCTGATGTTGTGGATAGAATCTCGGCTTATTTTAATCCACAAGTAAGGGAGTTGGGACAGAATGTCTATTTATCTGAAATTCAAAGTATTATTCAAAACCAAAATGGAGTTTTAACTGTTTCAGGAATTAAAGTTTTTAATAATGTTGGTGGTCAGTATTCATCTGAGGAAACTTCTATGGAATATTCTAATCCTGAGACAAGAGAGATTCAACCAGTCAACTCAACAATTTTTGCACAACCATCACAGGTATACCAAATCAGATATCCAAATAAAGATATTAAGGTTTCGGTTCAGAATTTCCAATCTACTACTTTTTCATAATCGGTTTATTATCCAATACTTTGGTTTATAATTTATAATGTGTGTGCTTTTAATTCTTAAAAATTACACATAAACTATTTATAAACTAAAGATATTACATGGGTGATTCATATAGAATTAAGACCGAACTTGGTATTAACAAATCAATTAATGTACAATTAGACCAAGAGTTTGAGTTCTTAGAAATACTATCTCTTAAAATACAACAAACGGATATCTACACAAGAAGTTGTGCGGACTATGGTGTTTTGGTAGGTAGAGTCACAGCAAATAATGGATTTGGCGTCCCAAACGCCAGAGTTTCAATATTCATTCCAATCGAAGAGGTTGATGAATCAAACCCAATAATTACAAGTATATATCCATACAAATCTCCAAACGATAGGAACGATGATGGGTATAGATATAATTTACTTCCTTATACACCATCGTATTCAAAACACTCTGCAACAGGAACATTACCTTCAAAATCAGATGTTCTAACAGGAAGCACTACAGTAGAAATCTACGACAAGTATTACAGGTTTACCTCTAGAACAAATGATAGTGGGGACTATATGATAATGGGAGTTCCACTCGGAGAACAGACCATAGTGATGGATGTTGACCTTTCAGACATAGGTGAGTTCTCCTTAACACCACAAGATTTAATTAGAATGGGTTTAGCGACTGAAGCACAAGTTGCGGGAAATAAATTTAGGTCATCTGCTGATTTGAATTCCTTACCTCAAATTATTAATCTAACTAAAAATGCTGAAATTTCTCCTTTATGGGGAGATCCTGAAATATGTGACATATCAATCAATAGATTAGATTTTGATTTACGAGATGATGCGAATGTAGATATTCAACCAACTTCAGTCTTTATGGGGTCAATGTTTTCTTCACCTGATAAATTCAGAATTAGACCTGGACTTAGACTATTTGGTGAAACGTTTGGAGGTTGTAAACCTAAAGATAATATGGGTAATTTGTGTGGGCTTACTTCTGGGCCTGGCCAAATATTAGCAATAAGACAAACAATACAACAAGATGAGGATGGTAATCCTGTATTAGAGGTTTATGAGTTAGAACAAGCGGGTAATGTAATCGATGGAGATGGGACTTGGTTAACGGAACTACCAATGAATTTGGATTATGTTGTGACAAATGAATTTGGAGAAAGAGTTTTGTCTAACGATTCTACTCTCGGTATACCAACTAAAAGTAAGTACAGGTTCAAAATAAAATGGTCACAAGCGAACGATTTAACCATACAAACTAGAAGGCCAAGTTATTTGGTTCCTAATGTGAAAGAATATGGATGGGTTAATTCCACAACAGATCCGAACAATTCACCAAGTCAAACTGCGAAAAATCTTCAAGAAAGTTCTTATTATTTTGGTTTGGCTTGGAGTGGATATACAAATGGGTTTACTGGATCGGAACAGATAGATAGATTAAATGAAATAATTGATTGCGAAGACACTTTTTATGAATTTCAATTCAATAGAGTTTATACTGTATCATCATTAATTGACCAATATAAAAAAGGAGATGGGCGAGGTAGATTTATTGGGATAAAAGAAATTGATGATGACAGTTGTGATAGTACTATTAATAAGTTTCCTGTTAATGATGGGTTCAAAAACTTTGATTTGTTATACTTTTTATTTTCTATAATATTCACAGTGATTCAGTTTGTTGGGATAGTATTATTGATAGTTGCTCACTTACTTTTGTTTATTTACACAATTACAATTCAAGCACTTTGTGATTTGTGCCGAGTAAAACTTCTTGGGTTTAGACCCTTCCAATTTATTTGTAATGGATTGAGACTAAAATGTGAAACGAAAGATTTCACAATAAGATTTCCGATGATAACTTATCCTGATTGTCAATCTTGTTCATGTAATGAGGCTCAGGTGGATTCCAAAGCATTACTCGGTGGAACTAATGGGGTTTTATCTTATGTTTCATTTCCACCAAATTATATTGAAGGATTAGAGTCTATTTTTGGAGCTGATGGTACTCCATCTGATGATGTACAAATAAAGTCTGATATTTTTGCACAGGCAATTGCTGGAAATAATGATGATGTTGCAGATTTGAATGTTTTCAAAACACCAAAATCGTCGGTAGTTAAATTTTTATCAGATGAATCTGATGAAAGAAAACATTTTGCTTTTTCTGAAAGTTTAACTATTGGAGAACGTATAAACATATTCAATACGAGACCTTCATATTTTGACAACCTTAATAAAATAAAAGTAACTTTTGCAAAAGATTCAAACTTTGGTAAATTTCACTTTGACAATACAATAACAGTATTATCCAATCAGTTTTACGAATCAGGTCAATTACTAACTTCGGTGGATCCTGCAACTACAACAGATAAAAACTTTTTGTTTACTGCTCAAACTGAAAATAATATTGTTAATGGAATTACTGGAACAACAATTCAACAAGCAACTTCAATTAATGTTAGTTATGCTGTTACTCAAACGACTGACCAAACTGTTTTATATACATTACCTACAGGTAGTACTATAACAAGACAAGTTTATCCGCAAGACAGAGAATATTATCAAGTGGTTACTGCTATTACAGTTGCAGATGCTATTAAGATATGGAATATTGAAACTCTAGAAGCTTTCCCAAATGTAATTGTCTCTCCAACACGAGTAATTTTAGCTAAACAAAGGAAGGTCGCCGGAATTGGAGCTGGATATACGAGAAATGAAAATGATTATTTAATAAGTCCATTAGATGCATTTTCTGACATTGAAGACCAATTCATTCTTATTTTACAAAGGGGGGTTGACCCATATTCTCCGAAATATAATAATGAATATTCATTGGGGGCATTATTTGGTAAAAATATTGATGATACTAATTTGGTAATTACCGCTCAAACAAGAGTTAATATCCCAATACAAAAATTAAATCAAACTAATATATCTGTTCAACCATTTAACCAGAACGGAATGTTTTATCCTTCTTATTTTTTTACACCTGGTAGTGATTTTTCGGGATTCACAACTTCAACAGTAGGTTACTATGGAAGCATCGATGCGAACTCTAATATAAATAGATTAAACGATAAGAATATGGGAGGAGTAACTGCTATGGTTACTAAAACTAACAATGATTTTTATTCTATAAATCGAAATGCGGCAAAATACGATGAATCCGAGGATGTTTCTGGAGCTTCTTATATATTTTCAAATATAACTGGATTTAATATATCACCATTAGCTCCCCTTATTTTAGCACCTGCATCTTTTGGACTTCTGGCTCCACTTGTTTTTGCAAGTGGAGGAATTGGAGGGTTAATTTTACTATTGAATGTTTTATTTGGTCTTTCGATCGCTGGTCTAGTATCACAAATACTTTCGCTTTTTTTCAACTATAACGACGTAAGATATGAATACTATACACCGAATGCTTATCCTTCTTTGTCGGCTAATCCTATGTCAATTTCATCTAAAGTTATTAATGTGATGAGAACTGATAGATTACCATCATCTGACGCTCTTAATGGAAGTTCGTGGCAGACAA